TTATATTATAATTATTTAGGTATTTCTAAGAAAGACTATCCAAAATGGGGTGGTTGGAAGATTATTTTAAAATACAAAAATAATGGTGTTGATATTAAAGAAATAGACGACCCTCATTTAGATTTGTTAGTTCACAATTTTTACTATTTGAAATATTTAGAATATAAACTAAGGGAATAATATGGGTTTAATTAAATCAGGTACTACTGATGAAGCTGATGAAATTGGTGTTAATTTTACTAATTTTACTAATTTAAATGGTACAACTGTACAAGAAGTATTAAATTATATTGACACTGAGTTGAGTAGTATAACAGCTTGCCCAACAAGTAACTGGTTGGAAAGATAATGTAATTCCATTAACAGATGCGTTTGGGAAACAAATATATTCACCATTATGGGCTGATATGGGAAATGGTATTTATGCATATCATTTTGAAGATAGTAAACGTAATGAAATGTATGCAACTTTCAATATAAATCATGATTATAAAGTTAATAGTTTAATGTATCCGCATATTCATTGGGCTCCAATGTCTGCAAGTACAGGTAATGTTAGATGGGTTATCGAATACACATTAGCTAAAGGTCATACACAAGGTGATATTGTAACAGGTATACCAACACAAGTTGTATTAAATTCATCAGGTACAGGCACTATTGGTGAACACATTATTGTTGAAGTTCCATTAACAGCTGCGTTTTCAGCAGCAGAACCGGATACTGTTGTTTTAATGACAATATATAGAGATGCTGCAAATGTAGGTGATACCTTTGTAGGTGATGCTGTTATTTTTATGTTAAATATACATTATCAATCAGATCATGATACAACATTAGGTAAATCAACTGATTTTAATACAGCATAAGGACTAATAATGTTATACAAATATAAAACATTATCAATTTCAAAGAAACATGAAGGTAAAATCATTAGTCTTGATAAGAAAAAGTCAATAATTAATGGGATAAATGTAATGCCTGATGGTATTTCAAAATATTATAGTATAATTGATCCTAATTTAATTGAAACTATTCCTGAAACACCTGAAGAAGAAAAAGATATTGTTAATCAAATTGTTCTAGAAACTAGCACAGAAAATAGAATAATTAATAGTTTTGAAGACCCAACGCCAACAACTAATTCAAAAACATATGATACTGCTCAAGAGATAATGTGGATTAATAATACAACTGGTGAGATTTTTATATGTATAGACTATACGATTGATAATAATGTTTGGGTTGGTCAGATAACTGGAAAGAAAATATCGAACAAAATAATAACACTTGAAAGTATTAAATCATATAATTTGATTGCACATTTCAATTTTCATCATATAAAAGGTGATAAATTTTTATCAAGTAACAATGAAATCAGTGCATATTTTAATGATTTATCACAGTCATCTAATACACCATTTAATGAAGGTAAGTCATGTTATTTCAGTAAAAAATCAGAGCTTGAAATAAAAAATGGTGAATATTTTATGTTAGATATATTTAGTATTGCATATTGGGTTAAACCAAAACATCTAAAAGAATCAACACATATACATAAAGATGAAATGGGTGAGTTTTCAATTTGGCAAGATCGTAATGGTAGAATAAATTGTCAATGTGGTGATGAAATAGGAAATACTATGGGAACCACATCTATAGGTTCAATTCAAGAAAATGAATGGAATCATATTACTATTATTAAAAACAATGACTATTTTGAAATTTACATAAATGCAATAAAACAAAATGTTACTAATTATGGTCCAGTTATAACAGTAAGTAAGAAAACTGATACTGATATTGATATTGGTTATGGCTATAAAGATGAATATAACGGACATTTTGATGAATTATATTTTTTCGACAGAGTGTTATTACCAGAAGAAATAACAATTTTAAAGAATAATGGATAAGGAATAATATGTTAATAGAATTTAATTTAGAAAATATCACGTATGAAGAATCAACAGACCCATTATTTGTGCCTACCTTTGAGATTACATTTTTAGGTAGAAATATATTAAATGATAATATTTTTGGTAAATTATATGGTGATGTAGCTAATTTTCAAGCTTTAAATGATGCATCTTTATATATAGTACATGATAAAATACCAGCGAATAATATAGAATTTTTTATAGACCAGAAATTCAAGCAACCGAATTCAATAAATGAAATATTGAAGTACAAATGTAGAACTAAAATTGAAAATCAAATAGGCGACAATGAAGACTTGATATCAGATTTAACGAAAAGATTAGTTCTGAATGAACGCTTGTTAGTGTTCTTGGTTAATGACATTTTAACTAACAATAACACGATGATACCAACTGTTGAAACCAAATATAAAACATTAATTGATTCATATTTGGCTTATCATGATGTATATAATTATAAAACATCGTTGGTTGATATCGAAGATTATACAATTTTATTCAATAAACTTTTGAATAGATCAAAATTAATCACTGATATTGTAGAAAAAGAATACATCAATAAAAAAATCTAAAATCCTTCTATATCCATCATAGCTTCTTCCATAGTCAAATATTCTTTTTGTTCAGTAGACGCTAGATATTCTTCATCAGTTCCATCGTTAAATTCACACATTGTTAACATATCACCAAAGTCAATCTTTTCTTCTTCTGTTAAATCTTCATCTTCATATAGATTTTTAATAACTAATTTCATATCTTCGAAGTTTTTAGTGTTAGTAAAGGGTGCAAATATCAATGCTAATGACATAATCATATCATCATGAGCTCCATCTTCGGCTTGGAATTTCTTCTTTATCATGATGAATTGAAAAAATTCATTAATAGTTGATTTGTCATTTACAGTAAGTTTACCATTTTCAATAAATAATTTTAATGTTTGCAATATTTGTCTTCTTGATTTAGATGTAGTTCTGAATCCAGGAAATTTTTTCTTCTTATTTCTACCAACATCTTTATCAAAATGAAGGTTTTCGTATTCATAATCATTATACATTTGATCGGCAATACTCTGCCCAGCACCCTCATTATTTTCAATTATTAGGTAAGGTTTATTATAAAATTCACACCATTCATTTAAAAACTCAGGCATTTTCAAATAGTCTATTTTCATTCTAGCTGTAGCTGCTTGTTTAAAATCAAAATCAGTGATGTCTATTACTTGTACAGCAAAATAATCTTCACCATCTTTAGCAGCATCAACTGACATAATATATCTATGATCTTTTATAGGATAATGATATATTTTTAATTTACCATCTCTAATTTCTTCAGGTATCATAGATCTCATTTCCTTTAATCGTTCAGCACTGATTAATGTATGACTCGAACCAACGAATTCATTAGCATAGTTTTGGTTAAAATATATGATACCATATTTATTAACGATCTTATTATAGAACTCTTCATTTGACATAACTGTGCCATCAGGTTTATATCGTGGTACATCTCGCCAATCAACTTCATAAATATTCATACCATTAGTTTTCTTCCTAGCACCATCTACCATATCATAAAAATGGTTCATACCTTTTGCTGTACTAAGAATGATATTTTTCTTCCATGCTAAACCTGACTGTGATGGAAATATTGAATCTGAGAATTCTCCCCAAACAGATGGACGAATAAATGCACACTCATCAACTATTAATAAACCAATTGTAAAACCACGGAATGCATCAGATGATGGTACATCAGTCATAATTATCATTTTGGATTCATTCTCAATCGAACCTTTATTCCAAACAGTGGTACCAGGTTGTAGCCACATCGGTAATTCAATTAATATATTTTTAATATTTGATAAAAACTCTCTAGCCATACGTCCTTTGTTAGCAACAATACCAATTGCTATGTCTGTAGAAAATATATACTTATAAGCAGCATATATTGAAGTGGAAATTGTTTTACCACTTTGTCGACCCATTAATCCAATGTTATCTTCATGTTCATCTGGTAAAAGACTATCAATAAATTCATTTTGATATTCACGTAAAAATGGAAATTCAATACCTTTTGGTGTTTTAATTTTTACATAATTATCTTTAAAATAATGTATATCGTTTTTACATTTCGTAATCTCTGTCTTATGTATTTCACTTAAAGATATCCTAGTATATGGCTTCTTCAAACGTCTATTACCCATATACGATATTCTATTGCCATAAGCATCTAAAAAATATTGCTCTTCGTCTTTAGGCAATTCTAATATCTCTAATGCAATATGTTTACCTTCATTAGTCTCCCTCAAAGTCGTTAATAACTCTTCAGTTATCTCATGCTGGTTTTCTTTATATTGTCTTATTACATTTTCATCAAATATTTCATGTATTTCACTCATAAATGGCCTTTTGTTATTTTATGTATTTATATTTATTAAAATCTTTACATTTATGTGTTTTTTTATAATATAATTTATGTTTATTTATGTGTTTATAAAAATAAAATGTTTACATCTTAGTAAAATTAGTTTATAATTAAATATAAATAATAAATAAAGGTGTATAAAATGAATAATTTTGAAATGATTGTAGGTAAACTGACTAACTATTCTTTTAATTTGGACGACTTAGATATAAACATCTTAAAAGAATGTCAAATTGAAGCATATAAGATAGTTGATAAAATGAACTCGTATGGTAGATCAAGATCAACAATGATAAATCACATCAAAAGGGTTTATTAGTTGAACATGGTATTGCTTTAATATTAGGAGCTGAACATAATAATCGAAGTTAAAGTAAGTACGCTTTAAAATCAGACAAATATCCTGTTCAGTTAAAGGAAACAAACATACGTTATATGTTGAAAAATAAATAAGATATTGATTGGTTTATTACGTGTTATATTGATAAGGAATCAAATGAAGTTTATCCTAGGGGTTTAGTTTCACCAAAATCACCAATGTTTTCATTTTTTGATTCTAAGTATGATTTTATGAACGGTAAGCCAATTAAAATATTGAATACACAGTCTGATTTTATTTTACTTAATACAGAACAAAACATCAAATATGGTAACTAATATGGTAGCTAATAATGCATTATCTGGGATTTTATCATCTCAGCAAGCTCTTAAAAATTCATCTAATAACGTTGCTAATGTTAATACAGAAGGCTACACAAAAACTATTTCAGCATTCAATAACAATATTGATCATGTAACGCTAAAAGATAAAAATTCCTCGTCATTATTATTTAATTCACTAATAAGAAGCAATTCAGATAAGAGTTTTTATGATGAAAGAAAAATAAACTTATCTAATATTGAACAAAACTTCATCGGTATGGATAAATTAATTCAAAATGTGAACATTAATGTATCTACTGATATACCAGATGAAGGTACACTTAATCAAAGTATCGAATTATTATCAGACAATCTTAATAATATTCAAGATAATCTTAAAAAAGACATGAATAGCAATGAAGCTTATTATTCAAGTACTTTAGATGAAGTAAAACCTTATTTTGATGAACTATCGAATGTTCAACGCTATATAAATGAAAATTATAACCCATCTCTATTATCTAAACAAAACGAACTAATCACAAAAATATCTGAATACATAAAAGTTGAAGTGACTGATAGTACTAAATTCAAAAATGTAAAAGAACTTCAGACTGATAAAGGCATTGTTTTTAATGAAGCAGGATTCAATGAAAATAATATTTCGGGTGGTAAATTAGGTTCAATTGAAGAAAATGGAACGATTCTTTTAAAACAACATGACAATATAAAAACATTTATAAATGACTTTAAAAATGATTTAAATACTGTTAATAAGTCAGGTTTAAACAATAAAGAAATGTTTACTGAAAATGGTGTACAAGTAGATCTTAATAAGAATTATTCAAGTGATAATGAAAATCTACAAGGTATTAGGAATACAATTTCAACTTATACAAGCCAATGGAATAACAATCAATTAACATTAGGTAACAGTGTGCAACAATCACGTTTATCGTTCGATATTTCGCAGAACATGTTCAATAGTGTTAAAGAAAACTATACGAAAGAAACTGGTGTTGATTTAAATGAAGAAGCTGTCAATCAAATGAAATACAGACAAATGTATGATTCGTTGTTGAAATTGATTAAAACAGAAGATGATATGATGAAATCATTAATTAACATTGTATGAAGGAGTTTATACATGCTTTTAAATAATAAAATGATTAGTAATTTAAGTAATTTATATGAAAAAATTACTAATACAAGCCGAAGAATTCAAGAAGGTAATTCATTACCAAGTGATGATCCAATTACGTATTCAAAAACATCAAAATTCGATAATACAATAAACCAATTATTAGCAGAAAATAAAGGTATTGTACTAGGTAAAAATCGATTAGATTTAAAAGCAAATGTATATGAAAAAGTTGGTACATTATTAGGCGATATTAAAGACATTCAAATTACTTTAAGTAATGATACTAATTCACCTACAAATATTAACACATTAAATAATAAGTTAGATGCAAATGTAGAAATAATTAAAGATCTTTTATTATCAAAAGATGAAAATAATAATTATTTGTTTTCTGGTGGTAGTCTTAAATCACCATTTACTATGGGCCCACCTACTACAATTTTACCTAAAACAGCAACATTTACTGTATCAGGTATCGATATAATGAGTGTACTACCGCAATCAACAATCGCGTTTTTAGATGACCCTTATAATAAAGATACGGCTGATGCGTTTTTTAATGATGTGAAAAATAATGTTGCTACTCATGGTGTAAAATCATCTTTATTAGATTTAAGACATCGATATAATAATGATTTAATTGTTGAATTTACATCGTCAAAGAATGAATTAGAACCTAATTTAATTGATTTAAACATTGAACTAAATAATTATCAAATAGCTTTGGAATATAGCTTAAAAGTAATGTCAAAATCCCAAAAAACTTTATTCGACATGATATGATATAATATAAATAAAAAAATATTATAAAAAGGAAACATAAAATGGGTGGAAACGCACGTGCAACTAATAAAATCACTGGTGTTGATACATTAGCACAAAAAATACCATTGAAAGATATTGGAAGAAGTCAGTTCATTAAAAAGTTTATTGAATTATTTGAAGAAATTGATAAACAATTTGAGAAAAAATATAATCGTCCATTATGGGCGAATAAAAAAATCTTGAAAAATGGTGTAGCTTTTAATGGTAGTACATCGTTTATTATGAATCCCGAAATACATGATGATGAAGTAATCCCTTATAAAAGTACTTCTGGTGATTTAGATATCATGGTTAAAGAATCTGATAAATCTGATCTTTGGCATTTATTAAATCAATTCGAAGCTAAACCAAAAATCATGAAAGATGTCGTTTATATGGGCTCAAATAAATTATCAATATCCGCTATTGGTGATCAAATAAACTCAGTGTTTGAGGTTCGTTTCGGAGACATCGTGACACAATCTCAAGTTGACTGGGAGTTCACTCAGTTCGAAGGTAAAGGTGAAACAGAAGTGCCTGCAGAGTATTCACGATTTGGACATAGTTCATCATTGTCAGATGCACAGAATGGATTTAAAGGTGTATCACATAAGTATATTTTAAGAGCATTAGCTGGTGGAGCATCATTGAGGAAAGATGTATTAATATTGACACCAAGAGGTTCGTATGAAAAACCTGCATTTAAGAAGACTAAAGGTGAACATATTACTGAATTAAGAATGGAAAAATTCTTTATTTCTAGAGGTTTAAGACGAGCTTATGAACCTATGTTTATTCCTGATACTAATGAGCCATGGATTGAAGATGGCAAACGTGTATATAAGGAAAAGCGTCCAGATGATTCAAATTATGAGACATCTATTAAAGAAATGTTTAAGATTTTGTTTAATGATGTAAATTCACGTGATTTACAAAAAATGTGGTCATTTGTTGGTATAGTTGACTTGATGAATAAATACCTTGATAAGCGTTCTATTACAGATACATTTGAACGATTTTTAGATATTCAGTGGGGATTTGGTGGTCAGAAATTAGAAAGAGACGATCCTAATATTGATTTTGAAATTAAAGCTAACGCAGTTAATTATATGATCAAGAAAATCCCACAATTGAAGTCATACGATAAAAAAATTAAAGTAATGACTGATAGATTTTATGCTGACTACGATAAGAAAAAATTAGAAGAATCAGAATTACATGGCAATAATTTCCGTGGTTTATTAGAAAATTACAAACGGAACACGAGCGAAACCAATGAGATTTATACAATATTTAATTGAATCTACTATAACAGATATTAATAAAAGCGAGAAAGTTTTCTTATTAGTTATAGGTGGTTCTGCATCTGGTAAAAATTATATTTTTGAAAAGAATTTCAAAATAGACTTGATTGATATTGACAAAATAACTCATAAATTATCAGGTGGTGATACTACGAAAGCACGTAAAATGGTATCAAAAGCGATAGCAATAGCTAATAAAGAAATTGAAAAATATTTCGAACGTGGTAAATCTGTAGCACAAGTAACAACAGGTGCAGGTGCTAAAGGTGTAGAAAACAAACTTAAAAAGGCTAAAGAGTATGGTTATACGACTGCGTTAATATTAGTTGACACTGATTGGAAAGTTGCTTATGAACGAAATGTTAAACGCGCAGAGCAAGGATTGCAAGGTTTAATACCTGATTGGAAAGTTGAAAAAACTAATAAAGCAGCAAAAGATACATACAATAGTTTGAAATCATCAGTAGATTATAGCACAATAATAAAAAACTAAGAGAATAATATGAAATTAAGAGACTTTATTAACGAATCTAAAGAACAATTAGATATTTCAATATTAGCTGCTGGTAAGTACTTAAATACCACATCAAAAATTGAATCATTCTTATCATCTGAAGTTACTGTAGAACACAAAACTGATGGTGTAAAACTGACAATAATCAAACAAGCAAATAATGGAAATATTAATGATTATATTTTCGCATATAAAGGTAACATCTTATATAGCACAGAATATGATTATCAACCTAACACAAAAATTAAAAAAGAATCTATTGGTGCATCTCAATTCAAAACAGTGTTTAAACATTTCGACAAATTATCTAAAAATAGTATTCCGGTAGGAACTGAACTATTTGTCGAATTTCTAATGTCTAAACCAACTTTATCATCTAATTATAACACTAAACATAAAATGGTACTTATAGGACATTCAAGATCAAGTTGGGATGAAAAGTTCGGTAAATTAAAGACTAAAAACAGTGGTTTTGATAATAGTAAAAGAGATGTTTTTGCAAAAGAACTTAAAATTGATGTACCTCAGTTATTATTTGTTGGACGAATGGATTCTGAGATTTCATTCAATAAAGGTATTAAAAATAAGAAATTACAATTTGAATTTGATTCAGCTAAAAATTCATTTATTTGGAACTCTCCTGAATTATTAATAGATAATATCAGAGAACTATTCTTACGAGTAGAATCGAAATATGGGGGTCAAGAGGAAGGTGTAGTTCTTAAATTCAATGACATGATTTTAAAATGGCAACAAGAATATCAGTTAAGCAAAGAAGCTCGTGCTCTGATTAAAATGAAATATAAAGATGACCCTAAAAATGAAACACTATATTGGAACTATGTAAAAACTTCTGCTTTAGAAATCGTTAATTCTATGACAATTAAATCAAGAAAACTAAATGATTTAACTAAAGAACTATCTAACGAAATTAAAGGATTAAAGATTACATTTGACCATGCTAAGAAAACTGATGCTATGATTAAAGATGACATTCAATTAACAGCAAAAACACAAATGATTAAAAAGATGCGTGGTAATAATAATGCATTAATTTTAGGTAAATTCAGAATACTGACTAAAGATGGCCATTATAAAATGATTAAGCGTGCAAGTACTTTATATGATAATGTTGTGATATGTATTGTTACTAGTAGAGCTAATTCAGATACCAAAGATTTAAGAACAGAAATGATGAAGAAAGTATTTCCAAATGTTGAAATTATTCATCATATAAATGGTAATCTTACAAGTATTTTAAATAAATCACCTATAAATATAAACGTTATATATGCTGGGACTGATAGAGTACCTGCTTATAAAGAACAATTAAGAAATTCATTAGGTGTTGATGTTAAAGAAATGCCTAGAACTGATTCAGATATTAGTGCAAGTAAGATTATTGCTAATATAGATGATGAAGAATATTTCAAAAATAATACACCAAAAGAAATACATTCGATGTATAACAAAATAAAAAATACTTACAAGGAATAATGATGTCATTTACACAATATATATTAGAAGCCGATAATTTTTCAATACCGTTTGATAAATTTTTAGGTTCGATGCCAAAGGAAGTTCAAGATAAACTAAAGAACGTTAAATTACCAGAACCAAACAGATTTTTTGGTGCATTAAAACCATCAGCTAAAAATTTAACGGGTGAAGTAAAAACATCAGCCTTAAATGTACAACAATTAGCTAATGAGTTCGGTGTTACTATCGAAAAAAGTAAAATTGATGTTATATTTAGTGATTATAAATTAAGATTCATAATATCTGGCAAAACATCAACAGGTAAATCATTAGCAGCCGCAGACTGGGAAAAGGTTATTGTAGTTGCACATAATATGTATAATCATAAATTAACATTAGAAGATGCAATTAAAGAAGGTGATGTTTCATCCTTTGATAAAGACTTAGTTGAACTTGTTGATATAGGTATCGAAATCATTAAAAGTGCCAAAATTAAAGGACCAATAATGAAACATTATGGTGCAAGTTCAGCTGATTTAACTAAAGAATGGGATAAATATTTCTTTGATATGACAGGTAAACATGCTACAGCAGCAACAAAAACACCAAAAACTGATATGTATTTAATTAATAATACAAATATTTCCCTTAAAAAGGAAGGTGGTTCACAATTAATGTCAGGTGGCCAAGCTGAAACAATGGCCACATTAATGTTTTCATATAATGAGATGTCAAATAAAGCTAAAGATAAATTATTCAAGAGTACATTTGATTCACTTATTAGTAATGTATCAGATCATTTTTCTAAAATCAATGATGTAAGTATTAACAATATTAAAAAACAAATCGATAAAGGTGAAACATCAGAACTTATTGATGTTGTAAAATCTCAACTAGATAAGAATGATGAAATGCGTAATGCAATTAGGAAGTTAACGGATAATAACGAATTTAAAAATGCAATGGTTTATGAAGCTATGACAGGTAATAATAAGTTTTCAACTGAATTAGCTCGAAGTACTCATATTATGGTTTTTAATGAACTTGGTAAATCAAAATTGACTAAAATTGATAAATCAGTCGTGACTAATTATGCTTCAAAAACATCGTTTGATATTTCATTTAAATCAGCTAGAAATACATCATGGGTAGCATTAAAAGGTATTGTGAAAGAATCAACTGATGATTTTTTACTAAGAACATTAAATGAAACAATAGATGAAGCATATTTACTTAATGAAGGTTTTGTTAGTTACCTTAAAAAAGGGGTTTCTAATGTTAAAAAATTCATTTCTTCTATTATAACAAAGTGGTTCGGTAAAATATTTAATATTGTTAAAGAAAGTTTTTCATCATTAATTGCATTTGCTAATACAGAAATTCAAGTGAAAACCCCAGATATTCAGTTTAAAATATAAAAATGGTACAAATTGCCCTACATTAACTAAACTTAGATTATAATTAAATCGTAACCAAAAAATTAATTACAACGACAGGAAAAATAATTATGAGTTTCAAGAAATATATGAAGCAACTTGCAGAAGAAACATGTGTTAGTGATATTGCTGGTGTAGAAACTAAATTAGATTTAGTCCAACGCCATAAAAAACACCAAGATAAAGGTAAAAAATGCAAGAGCCATAAAAATATTAATTGTGAAATTTGTAAAGAAGAAAAATATAACTAAATATAACTAAATATAACTAAATATAACTAAATATAACTAAATATAACTAAATATAACTGATTATAACTAAAGGAAATAATATGGCAGAACATGAAGAAAAACAAGTACCTAATAAATCAGCAGGTAAGAGAGTCTTCAAATTGATTACTAATGAAGTTATCTTTGGAAATTGTGAATCAGTACAGTTAGCTAACACAGTAGAAATTCTAATCAAACAACCATTTATTGCTCAAGGTAATGGTAAAATTTCACCATATATGTCAAATCAAATGGGTAATGCACCTGGTGCAATTCAAATACATCCAATGAATGTAATATGGGCTGTACCTTTAGATGAATTTCCTGAAGTAGAAAAAGCGTATGTTAAAGAAACATCCGGTTTTATTTTATAAAAAACAATTTACATTATAACTTAATAGTAGTATAATATAATTTTAGTGATATTAAAAGATTAAAACCCCGTTTATACGGGGTTTTAATACATATGAAAATATTAAATTAAACCCATTCTGGAATACCACCAGCGCCCATTGTTAGGACTTGTCCTTGAGTACCTGCAGCTAATTTAACAAAGCTTGTACCATCATGATATAAAATATCACCTTGGGTACCACCTGTTAAATTAAATTCACCTTGAATTTCCAAGTTATTATTCCATGTAGCTTGACCATAACCATTTACTGATAAAATACCTGTATTATTATTATAATTATTAACAAACCTAAGCGTGGCTATCGTACTACCTAATACACTTCTACCACCACCAATACTTAAGTCAAATTGTGAACCTGTATTACCAGCGAATAAATCTAACCAAGAACCACTTGCTTGTGTATTAGTTTTAATAAAGTTATAATTGTTCATATTACCTTCATGAATAACTTTATTACCTAATTTTGGATCAAGATTACCAGCATATATTTCGCCTGTAACTATTAAATCAGCAAAATTCTCTGCTGCAACATTAGTAGAACTCTGTTCGATAATAATAGCTTGACCATTTCTAGGTAATTCTATATTAGTACCATTAGCTCTTATATTAATAGATTGGTCAGTTGGTGAACCATCATTATCATTCATTTTGATTACTGGATTAGCATAATCGATTACTAATGGTTCAGAGAATGACGCCAAACCATTAATACTCGTTTCTAAATCATTTATTGAATTTATTATATCACTAGCAGGTGTATTACCTAATGCATCTGCATTTAATGAATCTGTGGCTGTTAACTTAGCATTCATTACATGACGTTCATTAACAGTTGCCACTTCCTGTGTTATAGTCCAACCTGTTGCAAATATATCTAACGTTGAATTCAAATTACCAACCATTACATTAGAAACTCTAACATTAGTATATTTCCATACATGAGCTAAACCATCGTTACCAGCAATCCATAAACAGGAGTGAGTGCCATCATCACCAAATATTACTTTAGGCAATACTACACCGTTAGATGATATTATACTGACTTCTCTATCAGTACCCCATAATGAATATAAATAACCACTAACTCTTAGCTTGTAAGTCTCAGCATTAGCAGTTGCAGTATAGTTAAATACATCTATTTCCATACTGATAAAAGATTGTGGCCAAGCAGTAGGTAATGTTATTTTAATAAAACCATTAAAGGTTGCTGTTCTGAAATGTGCAAATCCACCTTCTGGTTGTAACACAATAGCACCTAAGGAACCATCACCTTTATTATAACCTAAAGAACTAGTTAAATTTACTGGTGCATCTGTAGATAAATTAGTGCCATTAATAGTTGATAAATCAATATCATTAGCTGTACCATTTTCATCAGTATATGTCAAGATATTTCCTGTTGCTTCCAATGATGTTAATGTTTCTGCACCGGGAACAACAGCTTCACCATTAACTAATAATGTGCCATTTACTGTCATATCATTTGTAGTAATAGATTCAGTTGTACCTTCTGGCACTAAACTATTTTTGAATACAGTGTTACCAGCTATATTTTCGAACGTAGCATTATATGCTGACGTGTCTAATTTTAAAGGTAAATCTACTGTTCTTATTGTATTGAACTCTTGTCCAATTCTTGTTGCTAAAGTTGCCATTATAGTGCGCCCTCAAAGTCTGCAATTGTGCCTGTGTTAGTATTTGCTGCATCAATAACGGTTGCAATTTCACCTAAAGTATCTAAATTTGCTGGCGCATTTCCAACTATTTCTGCAATACGTGTATTCATGTATGTTTCCATTTGTGTTGTAATTGAACCAAATCCATAAGTAAATCTTAGTTTTAATCCGTTATAAGTTGCATTGATATTCGAAATATTAGGACCTGAAATTATTAAATCTTCAGCTCTAATGTCTGCTTGAATAACATCTCCTGATACGATTGTAACATTCCATAATTTTCCATTGATTGGTATATTACTTGCTGTAACTGAACCATCTGTGATTAATAATTCTTCAGTATTAAAGCTCATTGATTCACTAGTAGTACTTGATATCAATAACCAATATCCTAATGTTTGGTTCCATCTATATGTTGCTACACCTGCCCCAGCATCTGGGTCAGCTATCGCATCTAATACTGTAACAACCATATCATCAGGTTTTTTCGTTAAAGCATTTCTAGCTGCAATATCTGCAACTGTTTTATCAGCTTTTTTATATAAAATAATTGACATTTTTATATTTTCCTTGTTATAATATATTATTTATAGAGAAGCTTCGAAATCACTGATAGTTCCTGTGTTAAAATTAAGTAAATTATATCCATTCACTAATTTTTCTACTGTATTATAAGAAGCAGGTACACCATTCATTAAATTATCTATTTTGTATTCCATGTATGCTTCCATTTGTGCACCAATTGAACCAAAAGCATATGTGAATCTTATATTCTTACCATTATACTCATCTAATAATGAAATAGTTGCTCCATTAATTGATAAATCGCTTAAACGTAAGTCTTTTAAAATTAAGTCATTTTCAATAATAGTAATGCCCCAAATTTTATTATCTAAGGGTACATTTGTTAGTTGAACTTCACCATTCGATATTAAAAGTTCTTCAGTTAAGAAGTTTAATGTATCACCATTGAATTCACTATTAATGATAATCCAATCATTATAAGCATCATTCCAACGATAAGTAGCTGTGCCAACACCTGATAAAGGGTCACCTATTGCATCTGTAACCGTCACAATCATATCATTTATTTTTGTAAGGCTATCACGTTCTGCAATAGTACCAACAGTTTTATCAAAAAATTTGTATAAAATAATTGCCATATTAATTCCTTTTTTATAGCAAAAACGGGTTAAAAACCCGTTTTATAAGTTTAAATTAATAATTTAGCTTAAACTGGAACATATGCATATTGTACAATAACAGAAACACCATCAAATTGTCCAGAAGTATCTGGCGATAGGTTATAAGTTGTTGAATTAGCACTTGCTGCTGTTGCTGGAATATCATAAGAAATTCCATTAGCATCTGTATGTCTAACTGTATTAAAGTTGAACAACATATCAGATTTTGCTGCATGTGTTAATGTAATTGCATCTGCAGTAACTGGCAATGATTCAGTAATAAATACCGCACCACCCGCTGCAATAGCCGCATCAGTTTCTGCAATTGTGTATGTATTATCAGATAATGATTTTAATGTAGTATCTAATGCTTCGTCTGCACCAGTTAATGAGGTTACTGCACCGATATAGTTAGTTGCTGCATTTGCAGTATAAGAACCATCAGTACCTAAACCAGCTCCACTTTGTGTAGCATCTAATTCTGATTGAATTGTTGTATCAGCATTTGCACGAGCGGTAGCTTCAGCAGTAACAGAATCATTAATTGAAGTTTCCACTGTTAGAGCTCTTACATTTTCTTCATCGATTGCAGAAGTTAAATCAGTACTTGTTAGATTCGTGAATGAAACAGAACCAATGTTTGTAGCATTTGTATTTATTTGAGCATCTAATAAATTATCAGCATTTGCTAAACTTGTAGCAGTTGTAATATAATTTGAAGTTGCATTAACAACATAAGTACCATCGCCAGCTAAACCAGCACCTGTTTGTGTAGTATCAATCTCAGTTTGAATACCTACATCATCAGCAACTAATTCATTAATTGCAAGTAATACTTGAGTTGCATTTGTATCAAGAACTGTTGAAGATGTACCTAAACGAGCTACTTGTGCTTGTTCTTCATCGCTGAATTCATTTGTATTTGCATTTGATTCATAAGATGCTTTAATTGCAGCAGCCGATTGAGCGTTAAGATATACATCTTCATCCATGATTTTTTCAATAGTTGAAGTATCCCATGCACCATCAGTAATTGCAGTAATTTTATAGATAGCCCATTTAGTATCACCATCATCTGATAAGTATACGTTATCACCAACTGATAAATCGCCAGCTGTAAAATCAACAGAAGCACCTGCAGCATTAGCAGCAGACCAGTTAGTACCAAGTGCTAACCCAGCAGTTGTAATTGCATTATCAACTTCGGCTGTAGAATATACACCTAAGTTAGTGCGGGCAGTTACTACATCACCTAAATCACCTAAGTTAGAAGCAATTTTTAATGTTGCATTATCTAAACTTACAATTGCAACCGCATTAAATTGTGCTTGTGCATCTAACAAATCATCTGCATTTGCTAAACTAGTTGCTGCAACAATAAAGTTAGAACTAACATTTGATGTATAAGAACCATCAGTACCTAAACCAGCTCCACTTTGTGTAGCATCTAATTCTGATTGAATCAACACGTCAGCATCATTACGGGCAGTTGCTTCAGCAGTTACATTAGCAGTAACAGTATTAATTTGTGCATCTAATAATTCATCTGCACTTACTAAAGATGTAGCACTTGCAATATAATTTGAAGTTGCATTAGCAGTATATGTACCATCAGTACCTAAACCAGCACCAGCTTGTGTAGCATCTAATTCTGATTGAAAACCAGCCATTGAACTAACATTACTAGCAATTTCATTAATTGCAGAAACTAAATTAGTTTTTGCAATTGTTGTTAAGTTAACTAAATCACCTTCAACACCTGTAGCACGAGTAACTTCATTATCAATGTTTGTTTGTAATGTTGCTTCTGCACCAGTAGCACGAGTAATTTCGTTTGTGATGTTCGTAGTATTAGTACTGATCAAATTCGCTAAATTTGTTAAATCAGTAGTTAAATTATAAACCGAACTTTGACTTCTTAATAGAACAGCCATTATTTTTCTCCTAGTATATTAAAATTTTAATCATTCAAATAATTATTTATTTGAGATAGGGGTTTGTTTTGAAAGAATTTTCACTGTTTTACGAACTTCTTTAAATAAAGGTTTAAGGGTTTGTTCGTATTCAGCTAATAATTGTTCTAATTCTGTATTATTTATATTTATTTGAACGCCTTTATCATCAATTATGAAATTTATTCCCTTAAACACCTTCAACCATGCAATAAAATAATGGTCGCGTAATCTTATCATTGTATTACCTTTTATGTATTATTTTTATATGCCAGATAAGTTAATGTACAATACAGCCCACTTATATTATCAGCCACATCAAATAAAACTTTAGTTTTATCTACTGACAATGAACATGTATGTTCAGTAAAGATGTTTGTACTTAGAGTTTCAAACACCATACCAGAATTATTAACTATATCACCAAGCGCCATCTTAGGTAATATTATTTCGTCATTTGTTATTAATTGTTTTTCTATTGTATTTAATTCAGTTAAACTTACATTACTTACAGAAACATCGGAAACTGCTAAATAAGATAATGTACAATAAAAACCATTTAAATTATCTGCAGCATCAAATTTTATCGTTACATTATCACCTAATAATGTACAAGAATATTCAGTAAATACATTTGTTGTTAAGTCATCCCATATTTTTACCATGTTTAACACAATATCACCTTGGGCAGGCTTAGGTAAAACTATCTGATTATTTTCGATTAATGTTCTTTCAATCGCAGTTATATTTGATAATCCCTGAACTGCTAAACTATCAACATAATCTTTCGTAGCTGGATGATATGGCTTTGTTGGTGTATAAATCGTTGTATTATCTAATGTCAATACATTATCAATGTTTATACTTTCATTATTTATATTATTTTGTGCAATTTCCTGTAAAATACCTTCTACAGTTGTTGCTGTATAATAATCACCTAATCCTGTTACAATAACCTTATTACTATCTAAAGATACTTTTAAATCATTTGGGTCATATGATTCAGGATAAGTTGTTCCAGAATAAATAGGGTTCGTTAATTCATCAGTATAAATGTCTAAACCAGCACCCATTATATGACCGGTTAAATCAACATCCCATTCTACCATTTCAACAGCATGTGTCGTACTATCAGTATCTATTTCATTTAAATAGATTTGTAATTGCTTGATTCTATCAGCTGACTGAATTGGCGGGTGTAAATTACCAATTAATCTTAACGTGAATTCTACAGTAACAATATTTGTTGAAAACTCTTCATAATCCTCAGTTTCTACACTAATATCATCAAGCATAACTGGTACGCGTGTAGGTTCATGAAGATTAGATACATCCCAAACATCTATATTAACAGAAGGATTGAATTTTGGTGCGATTTGTTCAATTATCTGTGTGGCTTCGTTCATTCCTCTACACTGATATACGACTGAAAAATTGAAAACGTATGGTACAGAATTATAAGAAAATTCTATTAAATCATCATTCTTAAATCTATTAACTTTTAAATTCTTATTGGTAATTCGCCCTTCAGCTTTAGTCATTCCACCTAATGCTAATGAACCCTTAGGCAAAACATTTACATTGCCACTTAATAATTGGTCGACAGTCTTATCGTCAAATTCTTTTGTTTTTTCACGTGAACTAAATTTTATCGGAACATTTTTTGTTTGATTTACACCAGTACTCAGATTATACTGTATCTCAACATTATTAAATAAATCTAATAATGCTGCTGTGTATTTTCTCATACTTCCGTGATGAAATGCCATATTTATTTTTCTCTATTTTATAAATTATTTTATATTTATATTTACAAGTACACCCATTTTTGATATAATAAATTTTATTATTGTAAGGATCTAATATGAAAACGAATATTTTTGATATACAAGAAATGGGTCATTTTGATGTTTAAACACTCATGTAATTTATTATTGTGAAAATATAATTTCTTAAGAAAGATAATATATCAGATTTTATAAAGATTAGTATTTAAAGAATGTATAAAATTACCAATAAAATAAATAAATGATGTTTATACAAAATATAATATATATATACGATAAATGGTATTTTCCCCTATTGACGAAGAAAAATACAATTAGAACTTGTATATGTTGAATATTTAATTTAAAATGGTTTAAAATTACTTAACGTGTGTTATAATAATAAATAAAAATTCAAACAAAAGGTAAAAGTATGATTAGAAAAATGGGTGAACGCGAACATATTATTGCTCGTCCAGCGATGTATATCGGAGCAGTAGATAAGACAGTAACTAATGAATATATTTTTGAAGATAATAAGATTCAGTATAAAGAAATCGAATATGTTCCAGGTTTAATCAAAATTATCAATGAAATAATCGATAACTCTGTCGATGTCGCAATCAAATCAGACTTTAAATCAAGCAATATTATTTCAGTAAAAATGACTTCTGATTATATCGAAATCCAAGATAATGGGACGGGTATTCCTGTTGAAAAAGATGCAGAAGGAAATTATTATCCTGAATTAGCATGGGGGCATGCCCGAGCTGGTTCTAATTTCGATGACGACGGTAATCGTACACAGATGGGAATGAATGGAGTTGGTTCATTCGCTACGAATTGCTTTAGTAATAAATTCATTGGTATATCAGATGATGGTAAGAAAAGTTTAATGATTACATTTAAGAATACTGGAAATGAATCAATTGTGTCGTATAAAGAAGATAAATCTTCAGGTAAGACTGGAGTAAATGTTAAGTTTTATCCTGATTTAAGTAAGTTTGACGTTAATGAAATCAATGAAACACATTTTAATGTAATTAAGCAGCGATTGATTAATTTATCGATGTCATTTCCTAAAATTGCATTTAAGTTTAACGGTAAAAAGATCAACAGTGGAACATTTAAGAAATATATTTCATTATTCGATGATAATTATGAAATTTATGAGACAGAAGACTATAAATTCGCTATTTTACCAAATGCTGATGATGATTTCCGTCAATTTTCATATGTAAATGGTTTAAAAATCCCTGACGGTGGAACACATGTTGATTACATTATGCAAAATGTAGTATCTCGTTTACGTGAAAAATTAATGAGAAAATATAAAACCATTAAACCGGGTGATATTAAAAACAAATTAATGTTAGTTGCATTTCTAAAAAATGTAAAAAATCCAAAATTTAATTCACAATCAAAAGAACGAATCACTAACAGCCACGCTGATATTTCAAAGTATTTTGATACTATTCCTTTTGACGATATTGTCAACAAATTGTACAAAAACAAAGAAATTATTGAACCAATTACTGAAGTATATCGTATTAAAGAAGAACTTAAACGTCGTCAAGAGTTGAAAGGTTTAAAGAAAACTAAAAAAATCAAATCAGAAAAATACTATCCTTCTATCGGTAAGAAAAAATACTTAATGCTAGTTGAAGGTGAATCTGCATTTGGTGGTCTTTCTCCAGTTTTAGGGAGAAAAGAATGTGGTTATTATGTATTAAAAGGTAAGCCATTAAATGCTTATTCACAACCACAAGCTAAGTTCACTAAGAATAATGAATTAAGTGAATTATATGCAATTATTAATAGTGAACAATATGAATATGTTATTTTCGCAACTGACCAAGATTTAGATGGTTACCATATTCGTGGACTATTAATCGGATTTATTCAACGTTATTTACCTGAATTGAAAGGTGCTGTTGGTATGATTCAAACGCCCGTAATTGGTATTTCTAAAAACAATAAATTAATAAGATGGTCATACACGCTTAATGATTCTATTAAGTTAAAAGCTGGTGAACATTCGCATTATTATAAAGGTTTAGGTTCATGGGATACTGAAGATTTAGTACAAGTTGTTGACACAGATGGATTACAAGAAATGATTAATCTACTTGAATTCGATAATGATAAGATTATTGATGAATGGTTAGGTGATGATTCAGCACCAAGAAAGAAATACATCGACAGTAATGAATTTAGTATAGCAAATTTATAATACAAAGGTAATAATACAAAGGTAATAATATGAATAAAATGACAATTACGGAATTTTTTGAGAATTATTATGTTGACCAAGCGTCATATGATAATCTTAGAAAAATTGCTAATTATATCGATGGCTTGAAAAATGCCTCACGTAAAGTAATTTACACATCATCTGAAAAAAATATCAAATCAAAAATCAAAGTTTCTCAACTTAACTCAAAAACAGCTGAATTTGCTGAATACTTACATGGTGACCTTAGTGAAACCATTGTTAATATCAGTAGAACATTCGTAGGTACAAACAATGAACCTCTATTAATGAAATCAGGCAACTTCGGTACACGTTTTGAACCTGCTGCAGCCGCTCCAAGATATATCTATGTATATTCTAATGAAGCATTTACTGATATCTTTAATAAAGAAGATAATGATATCTTAGTTAATCAGTATTTTGAAGGTGAAAAAATCGAACCAATGTTCTATGTACCTAATTTACCAATGATCTTGATTAATGGTTCAGAAGGTGTATCATCTGGTTATGCTCAGAAAATCCTACCTAGAAATAAAGATGACATTAAGAAGTATATTCAAACTTCTTTAAATGAAAAGCGGTCAAACTATAAGTTTACCCCAAGTTATAATGGATTTAAAGGAGAAATTGTTCAAGGTGAAACCTCTAGACAATGGTTAATTAAAGGTGTAGTTGAACGAAAAGGTGTAAATAAAGTACTTATTACAGAGGTTCCTGTAGGTCTTTCATTGAAAAAATACACTAAAACATTAGACGATTTAGAAGAAAAAGGTGTTATTCAATCATATAAAGATTTATGTGAAAAGGATTCATTTAAGTATGAAGTTAATATCCCATCTAAGGTATTAAAAACATGGGATGATAATAAATTATTAGAAAAGCTGAAGTTAGTTAAAACTGTTAGTGAAAACTACACAGTAATGGATGAATTTAATAAAGTTGTTGTAATGAAATCAGCTAAAGATTTAATTCATGCATATATGGATGTTAAATTAAGATATATGTGTAAACGTAAAGATAATCAGCTTAAAAAATTGCAATCAAAAATTGATTACGACAAATCTAAATATGAGTTTATTAAACTAATTGTCAATGACAAGCTAATAATTAATAAACGTAAGAAGGCAGACATCGTCAAAGATTTAGAAAAATACGATAACATATTGAAGAAAGATGATACATATGATTATCTATTAAGTATGAATATTCTGTTTTTGTCTGAAGAACGTATGAAAAAATTAGCTGATGATATTGTTCAAGCTAAAACTGAATATGATGTATTAAACAAGACTTCCGAAAAAGATTTATGGTTAAAAGAACTATAAATATTACATAAAGGAAAAACATAATATGACATGGATTATCGGAGCAGTTGTTGGTATTGTATTTAATTTATTATTTTATTTAACACATATTATTATTATTGCTATGTATGTATTGTTAAGTAATAATAGAGAATTTAAGAAAAAAGTTATTTCTAAAAATCAATATCTTATATTTTTACTAAACTTAGCAAATAAAAAAAGAATTTTTTTGCATACATATAAAAGTTTTCGATATTTCGTCCCATTTTCAACATTAATTGATATGTTTAGCAAGACATCTTATATTCATGTTTTAGGAATGAAACAATACATTTATCTTGAATTACGCAGATCAATAATTCAAGTTGAAAATAAATTAAAAGAGAAATAAATGGCATTCATAACAATAGACCCTTATTATACAACCCAATTTTATAATGAGTGTTTAGCAGCATTAAAAAACAACTCTATTGATTATAGAGAATACATCAATATCAAACCACCTTATAATTGGTACTTAGAAATTGAAGAAACCCCTATTCTTGTTAATTATGATTTGGCGACCGATTCAGAAAGCAGATGGATGGTTAATACAGTAAAGCCATTGCGACCAAGTGATGAGTATTTATTATTACGTAGAGAGAATGATAAAGGTGCATCAGCGTTATTAAAGTTTATTGAAAATGAGCCATTAAAGAAAGCTCGGTTGTCTAAGTATGCAGTATTTTTTAATGTTCAGAGTTATGAGAATGCTTTATCGATATCAAAAGAATATCCAGGGCGAATATGGTATTTAGGTAAGTATTATAATAATAAATATCGTGTATGTTTAGCATTAAATGAAACGATTAAAGCGTTTATTAATGATAGTGATATAATACTTGAGAAAGAAAACAATACCCCAGGGCAATTTGAAGCTGATTTAAATTTTAAGGTATTCAGAAAATTCGATAGATTAATAAAATTCACAGAAACACCATATTTCGAAGATGGTAATTTTAAACGTGTTAATATTCGTGGCGAATATTCATCAAGATTTAACTTATAATAGGAGAACTAATGATAAAAGTACCAGATAGTTGTGATTTAACAGAATTTAATATTTGTGATTATACAACCCCCCCACTAGAAAAATATGTTGATAGAAGAGGATTTATTTATATTCTTTTTGATAGTAATTTCCCTCAATACATAAAAATCGGTAGAACGGGTGATTGTAAGAAACGCTTAATTGGGTATAATTCCGATAAGCCATTTCCTACTGCTAAAATGTTGTATATTAGCGAAATGTTTGAAGATGTAAATGAAATTGAAAGACGTATATTGACATACATGTACGATCATACACCACCTACTACATTATCTAAAGAATGGTTTGATATTGGACATAAGGAAAAAATGATTGATATTATCTTAAAAGCTGAAAGCGATGAAGATAATTTAGTTAAAGGTTAACCAAAGGAAATGACATATGTTCGGTCGATGGAAAAAATAACTGAAAAAATAGTTGGCAGAAGAGCAAGTCAATTTATTATTGACTATTCAGAAAGTTTTAAAGAAGATGATACCTTTGCAGATATTAAGTTGAATTGTATTACATTCTTAATGAAGAAATCTCATGATTTTGGAAATGAAAAATTATACAATGATTTATCTCTTGTAACTAAAAAAATAAATGAAATGCAAAAGCTTAGAAAAGCATTCAAATTTAAACCATGTAATACAAATACATCATATATTAACAGATTAATTGATAATATGTTAATAGAAGAAAGCGTAGATTGTAGTTTTATAGAAAAAACAAAAATTTTATTAGAGCGAGAAATTAATAATTTCGTCGATAAATTGGCATTTTACTATGGTATATTAAATATAATGTTAGATTGTGTTGAAATTGATGAAGAAAATGAAGAAAATGGATCACAAACAACAGATTAATAAAGATTGTTGTATAATATAATAAAGAAGGAATAAATATATGATTTTAGAATTCAAAGACTTGCCAAACAACAAAAATATCAAGAAAATATCATTTGAAATCGAATTTGAAGATGGTAGTAAGGTTACTGAAATTCCCCGTGTTACAGAAAACATTATTACATTTCCCAATGATAATCACCATAACACTCAAAATACACCATATATGTACGATAAAATTATGTGTGGTACAGATGATGACACAGAATTAAAATTTAATGAACAAGTAGTTCAACAACAACCATCACAACAACCATCACAACAACCATCACAACAACCATCACAACAACCAGTTCAGCGTGAAGCAAAACCAATCCCTTCAGAAATGACTGATTTAGAGCTTTAAAATGTTTACGTTAAATATTGAATGCTCAAAAGAATTTGATGAATTACACATTACGTTTAGTGATGGCACAGTAGTAAAAACAAATGATAAATCTAAAAAACATCCAAGGAGAAAGACAAATGACAATCAAACAAAAATTAAGTCAAATAAAACTGAAGTTCATGATAAAAATGACACCGATAGTAATATTCATCAATCAGGTGGTTTTTTAGATACTGATGCTGATTTTAGTTCAGTACAGAAAGATGTTGTAAAACCACCTGTTATTGAAGATAGAGAACGACCTGTAAAAGTTGCATCTGAATTGCAAAATTTAGATATATGAACATTTATTAATAATAAACAGAATATAATTAAATATTAAACGTTAAATAAGAAGGATATAAAAATGAAGAAAATCTTAGGAATTGACATCGGTTTTGGTGATGTTAAAGTTACATTAGGTACATCAGAAGGCGAAATTGAAAAGCAATTTAAATTCACGTCTGCAATTGGCATTACTAAACGTAATGAACATGTAAGAGATTCACGAATTTATGACTTTAAAAAACATAGTTATTATGTTGGTGAAAACGCTTTACATTTACCATCTGAAAATCTAATTGACATTACTGATTATAAAAATTTGGAATATTATGCGCCATTATTCTTATATCATGTTGTTAAAATGATTGGTGTAAAACCTGATATTGTTGTGTCTGGTTTGTCTAAAGCACAGATCGAAAATTCAGGTCATTTTAAAGAAGGGTTAATGGATTTTGAAGTTGATGGTGAAAGACATATTTTTAACGAAGTTTATATCTTACCTCAGGGTGCTGGTTCAAAACTATGTATTGATAAATATGGTAATAACTTCCCAACATTACAAGAAGAATTTTTAGAAGAATCATCTTTCGTTGGTTGTGATATCGGTTTTAATACACTTGATATGTTCTTAGTTAATGATGGTAAAACATCTCCTAATTTATTTGAAGGTATTGAACGTGAAGGTGTAATGAAAATTGCAACTGATGTAGCTAAAAAAGTTAAAGAATTGCATGGTCGCCAAATCACTTTACATGAAGCTAAAGAAATTATCGGTACTGGCACTTATAAGTTACGTGGTCAAAAACATGACTTTAAAGAATATGTAGAACAAGTTAAAGATAAGTATTTAAAAGATCTATTATCTTTGATTGAAGTTAAATACGGAACAATCTTAGATAAATGTGATTTTATTAGTTTATCAGGTGGTGGTAGTACTATTTTTAAGACTACACAAGATGGATTTATTCGTGTACCAAAAACAAAACATGAATACTATAACAGTATTGGATTCTTTTTATATGGTAATACTGTTGCGAACAAATGAAACTGTTACAAGAAGAGAAAAAACTTTGGAAACATCTAAAATTTAGGTGTTTTATAATTTTGTTATGTGTTATTTTATTTTCAGTTTATTCACTTTATATTATTGAAGGATTAGATTTATTTGTTGCTATGTATTTTTCATTTTCGATATTAGTTATGTATGACATAGCTGATACTATTAATAAAATATTTAATCTTAACGAATCTTAACGAATCTTAACGAATCTTAACGAATCTTAACGAATGTTAATAAATTTAGTATTATAATAAATACATTAAATAAGGAGAGAATAGTAAATGTTTAACAATAAGATGACCGATGTATTAACACAGATTAATGGAATCACAAACTCAGTAATTTTGCAATACCCACAAACAATAGCATTATCAGAATCGATGGATATGATGGCACTTGTTGATTTTAGTAGTCTTGATAGTGATGAATTCCCTGATCTAGGTATGAAAGATTCATTAGGTGAATTTTTATCTTTGATTAAATTATTTCCTAAAGATCGTGATATTTCCATTGACAATAATGTAATCAGTGTTGCACACGGCCGGAATTCTTCATCATTTATTACAGATAATATTGTATTGATGGATGCTTATAAGAAAGACCCTGCACAGTTTACAAGAACTGAACAAGCTCCAAGTGTTGCATCATTTGAGATTAATGTCGAAGATATTAAGAATATTAAGTCTGCGTCAGGTGTATTTAAATATTTAACTGAAGTAATTTTTGAATCTAAAGATGGTGAAATGAATATTAGTTTAGGTGCTACTAACAAGTTTAATGCAAAAACAAACACTTATAGTGTTATTAAAGAAGCAGATACTAACAAAGAATTTAATATTACGATTCCTGTTAATAACTTTAAAATGTTACCTGTTTCTAATTATCAAGTAGATGTAAAATACAATTCAGATAAAGATGACTATCGAATTCTTTTAACAAATTCTTCTTTAGAAGGTTTTAAAATACTTATGTCTGTTAAAATTTGATTTTTAATTTGTATAAATAAAATACAATTTGTTTATTATACTGAACATTAAGTAAATTAACTAACAATTTGGTATAATAAATAATCGAATTAATAATTACTTAGGTAATTATCGATGAAGTCCCAGAGACTATAAACCGATGAAGTCCAAAGAGACTATAAATCGATTTTTTAGATAATAATAGGAGTATATAATATGATGGATGCAAGTGCATTTAATTTCGATTCAATGAAAGAAGCAATGGGAACAGACCCTTTCGCAGATGCAAATAAGAAATTTGTTAAAGATGAAAGATTTTACACATTAAGTAAGAATAAAGACGGTGATGGTGCTGCTTTAATCAGATTTTTGCCTGATTCAGAAAGTGCAATTATCAAGCAAATGTTTAAGATCAACACAACCATTATTAAAAATGATAAGAAGCGTTTCGTTTCTGAATTTTCTCCAAGTACTATTGGGCTACCATGTCCTTTCCAAGAAGCATGGCAAGATTTGTGGAATACTGATAAGAAAGAAGAAGCTAAAGTATTCGGACGTGCAATACGTTACATTTCAAACATTATGGTTATAAAAGACCCAGCTAATCCAGAAAATGAAGGTAAAGTATTCCTTTATGACTATTCTGGTAAGATGAAAGATAAAATCGAAGCTGCTTTAAGACCATCTCAACAAGATAGAGATTTAGGTGCAACCCCTAAAGAATTATTCAATCCTGTTCAAGGTAATTCATTCAGACTAGTTGCTAAAAAAGGTGCAAATACCCAAATTAATTATGATTCTTCAGAAATAATTAATGAAGTTACAAGCGTTTTTGATAGTGCCGAAGAAGCCTTTGCGTTTATCAAAGCACATACATACACGTTGTCTGATTTAACTAAACCTGAAGCGTTCATGTCTTACGATGATTTAGTTAAGAAAAAAGAATGGGTTACATGGTCTGACCAAAAAGATGCATCAACATCAACACAAGGTTTAACAGCTTCTGTTGCTCCTATTGCTCGAAATGTCGCAGATGTTCAACATACAGAAACACCCGCCCAAAATGTTCAAGGTCAAACTGTTAAAAATGAAGCACCTGTTCAAACAGAAGCTAAACAGTCACAGTCTGAATCATTGGAATCATTGCTTAGTAGTTTAAACCAATAAAATAAAGGTATATATGATATTAGTTGATTATAGTTCAATAATTCATAGGAAGATATTCACATCAATCAATGATGTTAAACCATCAAAGACTAATGGTTTATACAATACCTCTGAATTTATAACATTAACTAAATACTATATCCTTCAAGAATTATTCGGTATAATTCAAGAATACAGTACACGTTTCGGAGATGTCATTTTATGTATTGACAAATCCGACACGGGTTACTGGAGAAAAGATGTTTATCCTGCATATAAGTATAGACGATCTATTGGACGAGATAAATCTGATATTAATTATAAAGAAGTTTTCACAGAACTTGATGTTTTATTAACACAAATTGAAAATCATTTACCAATTAAAGTTGTAACTGTAAAAACAGCCGAAGCTGATGATATCATGCTTGTATTAGCAAAAGAATATCATAAAGATGAAGAAATATTAATTCATTCACCTGATAAAGATATGATTCAAGCACAACGCGATAATGATACAGTATTCCAATACAGTGCATTAACTAAAAAATGGATAAAACCAGAAAATAAACACGATCATATGGACCATTGGATTATAGAGCATGTGTGTTTAGGTGATGTTTCAGATGATGTTCCAAAAGTCGTTGACCATACTGAGTTCAGTGATACATTTATAAAACATCTTGATAGTAATGAAATAAACATTAAAACTCCTCATGAATTCAAAAATACAAACGATATACATAATGATGTTAAAATCGAAGTCCTTAAAAAATTTAATATCTTCAAAAAAAATCGTAAAAATGAATCAACAGGAATTAAAGATGTATATAAAGATATACGATTCGGACCAAGTACATTGAAAAAAGAACTAAAGAAACATGGTTCAATTGACAATTGGCTTGATACACATCCTCTATATCGTGAACATTATGAAAGAAATTATACCTTAGTAATGGAAGAAGGAATTCCTGATTATATCAGAGAAAAAATAGTATTTGAATTTTTAAACGCAAAAACTGATTACAATAAGAAGGATTTTGAAGAATATTTATTCAACAACAATCTTAATAATATTGCAATACAATTACCAAATTACTTTAAACCACAATGTAAATTAACAGCAGCAGACTTCGGCTGGTAAAGGAAGGATTTAAACATGCTTGGAAGATTAGATATTAAATATTTCAAGTTAGCAGTTGGTTTAGATAACATAGGCAAAGAAACAACTAATGACATCGTAGCTAGATGCCCCATTTGTGGTGATTCAAAAAATAAAAGTAAAAAAAGACTACATCTTTATAACAAAAACACTGTAACAAATGTGAATTGTTTTAATGGTGATTGTCCTTGTCAAAATAAGACAGTTTATAGTTTCTTGAAAGATTTTTACCCAAATTTATTAGGTAAATATAAAACCGAACAATTTGGTAACACAATGGAAAAATTAGCAAGTGGTGATTCGGATGTTTTTGAAACCTTTAAGAAACCCGAAACTGATAAAACAGAAATACTAACACAAGACTTATCACCATATCTAAAAGATATATATGACGCGCCAGAAGCTTTAGAATATTTAGAAAATAGATTAATTCATTATAAAGAATCTAATTATGGAAAATGGTTTTTTGGATATCAAGATCTAAACATCAATGGTACAGTTTATAAAATAAAGGATTCAATAGTGATTCCACTTTATTTTAATGACTTGATGTATGGATTTTATTCAAGAAATATTCATAATAAAGAATTTGCTACATATATGAATGATAAAAACATTGGTTTCAAAATATGGAATTGGTTCTACATCAATAAAAATGAACCTGTTTATATATTCGAATCAATTTTCGATGCTATATCAAGCGGATTACCTAATTCAATTGCTGCTCTTGGTGCTAAAATACCAGATGATAAAATTAAAGAATTAAAATATCCAATATTCGTATTAGATAATGATAAAACTGGATTATTAAATTCATTAAAATATCTTCAATCAGGGCATAAAGTGTTTATCCAACCAAACATTTATTGTGGAAAAGATATGAATACTCTATTAAACAAATATGACAATATAAACTTATCAAAAATGATTAAAGAAAATATCTATCATGGTATTTCAGGTGTCGTACGCATAAAATCAATGCTATAAATATATTTTTATAACAACAATGAAGGAATGAATATGTTTATTGAAGTAAGCAACAAAATAGTAAATCTAAAAAACGTAAGTAATGTAAATATAGAAAAGAATTTTAACAAGAAACAGTTTAAAATATTCTTTAACCTATCACATAATATCGATTTAGAAGTTTTTGATAAAATTGATGGTAAACTAAAAACTATATTTATTAGTGATTATGTATTATGGGAAGCAAAAAGTCTTAATAAATTACTTGAAAATTTATTATTTTTAGAAAAACATAAATACTTTAAAGACAATTTTGTTAAAAAGGCGCATGGAGATGGATTCATTAACAAAAATCAAATTAGCTCTATTAAATTCGAAGATCATAAAAATAGAGTAATCTTTAATCTAAGTCACCCAATTACATTTACTGATTTTGAAAAGAAGAAAAAATTAACATCAGAATTTGTATATGTAAACTGTGATGATTATTCGGAATTTATGAATTATTCAGCGTATCTATCAAACGTTTTGTTAACAAATCCCACAGGAGTATATTTATGACCAATAGTGGTTCACCAAAAATGATAGTATTTCAACAAATAACGCTAGCTGTTTTTACATCAGAAAATGTAAGTGTAAACACATTAACAAAAATTAAAGGAGAAAAATAATATGCACATGCGAGGTACTGAAGAAGCCAAAAGAAATGTAGAAGAATTCACTAAACGACTAATCAAATTACAACAAGACAAGAAAAATATCGATGCTGATATTAAAGCATTAAAAGATGAATACAAGGAAGAAGGTGTTCCAGTTGGTATTGTTACTAAAGTTATTAACGTTATTAAAGCTAATAAGAAAAAGACTGATGCAGCTAAATTTGAAGAAGAAGCTATTCAAGAATGGCTTGAAGCAAACAAAGAAATCGACAATCAAATTGGTATGTTAGGCGCAAAATAAAGGAGAAGTATGAAATTTAGAAAATATAAAAGATTAGGCTATGCTGAAATGATCCCTTGGGATAATACAATCGATATGTCAAGAGTTAGTGTTTCGCAATCTGATTTAGAAAATGGTTCGCCAAAAATCGGTGATATGATTGCAGTAAATTCTAAATCACATGATGATCAGTGGTTGGTTGCTGAAAAATACTTTAATGATAATTTTAATACATCAAAATCATTAACTTTTGGAGATGCTTTAGAAGCACTTAAACAAGGAGAAAGGGTTGCTCGTATGGGTTGGACTAGTAAAGGTATGTATATCTTCTTAATCTCATCTGAAGCAAATGGCAGTGCAATTCATGATTATTACGGGTCAGATGTAGGTAATGAAGATGATGTTATTTGTTTACCATCAATCGGGATGTATACTATTGATTCAAGTGGTTGTAGAGCATTGTTTAATGGTTGGTTAGCATCACAAACTGATATGTTATCAGATGATTGGGTTATTGTTTAATGCAAAATAAACCATACTCATATTCTAAATTATCGATATATAAACAATGTCCTCGAAAATATAAATATAATTATGTGTATAAACTTAAAAGAAAACCAGCAGATAGATCAGCACTTCTTAAAGGAGGTGCTGTACATTCTATATTAGAAAGTTATCCAATTCAATCAACACATCCATTAGCTTCTAAAATTCAGTATATAACAGACAAATTTCTTAAAACAGAACTTGGATTCAATTATATGAATCGTTCAAGTACACGTGAATATAAATTTGCCCTTAATGATAAATTAGAACCAATTCCATATACCAAAGAAGCATTATTTTATGGTATTATAGACTATGTATGTATCGTTGATGACTTGTTACATTTAATTGATTGGAAAACTGGTAAATATAAAGATCAAAAATGGCAAGATTATAACCAATTAATGTTCTATGCAATATATTTTTTCAAAACATTTAAAGATGTAAATTCAATCAAAATTTCATATGTATATGTTGAACATGAAAATCTTGAAAATTCTATTATACTAGAACGTAAATATTTAGACAACTACATCAGAGAACTTAACAATATGATCAATAATGTTGAAACTGATACAACATTTACTAAACAAGAATCACCTTTATGTGATTGGTGTGACTTTTTAGACGCATGTGGTAAGAATTTATAAATATAAATAAATAAAAATATTAATAAAGGAATATAATATTATGGCTCAAGAAGAATTACAAAAACGTATTGCTGAAATTTTAGCAAAAATTATATCTGAAAGTACTACTTCAATTAATGAGGATACACCTGGTCCAGGCGCACCTAATATTGCAACAACTGATGAAAATTTATCAGTTAGTGGTATGTTTCAACAAACATTGTTACCATCATTAGGAAGACAGATTTTTCCTGTAATTGATATGTATGGCCCTACTGCTGCTTTATTTAATCTACGTAAAAAAGATGCAAGTGATGATTTTGAATTAGTTCGAAATAATGTGGAAGTTTACCCATCTAAGTCAATTCCTACAAACATTACACAAGAAGTTGTTCAAGATATTAAGGCTCAATATGGTAAAAATGCTAATACTATTATTGGTAAATTACTTCGTGGTGTTTCTAATCAAAAAGAAAATGATAATACGTTAGCATTTTTAGCAACTAACTCTAAAGGTGGTCCTAATTTAACATTAACTGATGCTGCAAATTCACGTACTACAATGTTTGAAATCACACAACGTGTTCATGAATTAGTTCTTTATATGAACAGTCCAACTTCAAGAACATACCATGCATTCTGCGTATTACCTTACACAAATGCTGCTTCTATTGCTACATTTAAAGGTTATGGTGGTGCAGACGATGAAGATGCTGACGGTTTATTTATTGGTACGATTGGTTTAACAAAATTCTTCTTAAATCCAGATGCTACAGCTACCGATGCTTATGTTGGTTTATTAGATGAACAAGAACCAAGCAAATCAAGTGCTTTATTCTCCCCTTATGCTGAAGATATTATTGAAGTTGTTAATTTTGATACTGGAAATATTAGTTATCACATATTCAATAGATATGCAATTACATTATCACCTTTAAGTGTTGCTAATAATGAAATGCTTCACTCGTTTACAATTATTTAATGATATTAAATGACAAAAATAAATATAGACACGACTGCCGAGCAGTAACGGCAAATATTACATTTGATAGTAAAGATAATAATTTAGCTAAATTATAGGTATGTTTTTTTTCGATAGAAGTGCTGTACTTAAACCAAAAATAAATGATTCGTTTTAAGAAGATTATCACAAAAAGTTATAAACATGTGGTTTTAGATTTGAATCATAAGTCAATCAACAAAGACCAATTTTTAGCTATGCTAAAAGGTGTAGATAAGGTAAAATAAATGAGTTTTCTAAAATTATTTAAAACAGAACATAAAACAGAACATAAAACAATCGTTGAAAGTACTAAAAGTACTAAAAAATCAGTGCATGAAGCTAAAGATAAACCTGAAGAATTATTAAGGACAAATGGTCTTAAAATTAAAATGGTCACACCTACTTCATTTGGTATTCAAATCGATTTTGCAAAAAAATATGATGAAGAAGAAATTAAAGATATTTTATCAGACTTCAATATTAAAATTAAAAATAAATCAGTTTTTATTGTAGATTAAGAAAGAAATATAATTTGTTTTAGCGGCTTATGCCGCTTTTTTTACAATAAATATTGTATAATAATATAAATGATAAACAAATAGGATTGATATGTGCGAAAAAATTACGATATTTAGATCGAAATCGACTAATAATAAATTTCCGAGTTCACCGTACGATGACAACACATTCGTATTTGAAACTTACAAAACAAAAACAAACTTGGAAATGTTTCAGATAATGGTATCTAATTTCATCCTTAATATCCCATTGGCAAAATTAGAAAAACCAATCAGATCATTTAGACGTATAGTAAACCTTAAAAAATACTACGCAAAAACAATAAAATACATAGTCTTAGATATCGATGATGTCCATTCCCAACTAGATGCTAACAAAATAATTGAATACTTTAAACCATATAAGGTCATTCTAGGACAATCTAAATCATATAATGCCATCGATAACTTCAGAATGAAAGGTATTCTATTCATAGAAGAACTACCAATCGAACATACTAAAAGTTTAATCGCTCATATACATAGTGAACTCCACCATTTATGCACAATGGATGAATCTGTTGCCCGTTTAGTTTCATTAAATGCACCGATTAATAAGAATGCCATATTCATTAATAATGAAGAAGGTGAACTGTTTAAATACACTAAACCAGCTTCATATGAAGCTATTAATGAAATGAAAAAAGAATACGTTGGTGATAATGTTACTATAAACATTAAAGATATCGAAAACATTACAGCTGATACTATAGACAACTTATGTTTAAATGTTTTTCAATCACTGAACTTTACAGCTATTAGAAACAATCCAAATGATAGTATTTCATTTAAACACCCAAGTGAAAAATCTTCTCCTGGTGGATATTTTTGGTTTAGTAATGCACCTTATACAATGCATCATTCTGATAGTACGAAAACAATTAACATATTTGATGCAGTTAGAAAATTACCAGCTGGCAAAGAATTAATGAAAAAGGAAATTAATTATGATGATGAAATCCTAAACTTTAATACCGATACATCAGTCATTAATGTAAATGAAAAATACTTAGAAGTCAATGATGAACTAGCTAATACTGTTGAACATTTCGTAAATGAAAAAGATGGTTTACTATCTATTCGTTCTCCTATGGGTACAGGTAAAAGTACTTTAATTGGACATATTATTAATGAATGTCATGATCAAGATATGAAAATTTTAATCATCACAAATAGAGTGTCAGTAGCACATGACTTTGGTAGAAAATACGATATGAAAGTCTATAATAAAGATATGTACAATATTGATGATTCTTTAATATGTCAGTTCGATTCATTATGGAAATATGATATAAGGAAATTTGACATCGTTATTATGGATGAATTCATTTCATTGATGCTACATAGTCGTTCAAACTTAAACAATAGTTCAATTAATATAGCTAAATTCTTTGCTTGTTTTAATAAAAAATTAGTGATAGCTGATGCTTTTTTGACAGGATACGAAAACTTCTTATTAAATAATAAAAAACATAATATTCACTTAATTTCTAATAATTATAGAGACCCAACCACATTATATAATTATGAAAATTTCAATTACTTCGTTCAAACAATTTTATATCATGTAAAATCACATAAGGTCACTATTAGTGCAACATCATTAAGCTTTATTAACTCTATGCAAATGCTGTTGAATAATAAAGGAATTAAAGTTGTTACATTAACAGCTGATACACCCGAAACAACAAAAAATCTTGTATATGAATTATTTGAACAAGAAGAACATGATAAATGGGATGTATTAATATTCTCACCAACATTGACTGTAGGTGTATCTAATCTTAATAAAGTGAACTATCATTTTCATTACGATTCATCTATGAGTACTGATGTAATTAGTTCAATTCAAATGATTAAAAGAACAAGAAAAACTAAAGAAATTCATATGTTCATTAAGGACAAAATTAATTATATAAAAACATCATATAATAATATCCGTGATGAATATATGACTAACATTGGTAAAAATATTGAGCAAAATTACTTATTCGATGTGGATGATTATGGCGAACCAAAATTATCAAGTATCGGTCGTAAAGCTATTAAAATAGATACATTCAAAAATATCATGGAATTTGACCATAAAAAGGCTACATTATGGTTATTACAATATCACTTTTTAAATGAACCACGTGTTATTGACAAACGATTTGAAGGTAATGTATTAAGTAAATATGCTTCAATTACTAAGGAAAATAAAGATACTTTACTTAATGAACAAATCGAACAATTCTTAGATTTGAATGAAATCGAAAAAACTTCATTATTATTGGATTCACCAGCTGACAAAATTATGAAAGCATTAGCTGAAATAGATGAAGAAATCAAAGATGTAGATAATATCACAAAATCAAAAATACTACAATGTACACTGAAAGATAGACTTTTCATTACGAAAGCTAAATACTACAAAGTGGCATTCAATTATACTAAAAAAATATGGGATGAAACTGATGTTAAACATTTAGTATCTAAATCAGTTATTCAAGGTAAAAATAATGACTTACATTTCTATAATATTTTATTAGAATATGGACAAAACGAAATATTCTATGAATATACAAAATCAACAATCAATAAAAACAAACAACTTAAATACATTCTTGACAAATGTGGATACTCATCTGATAAAATGAATGGCTCTGACATCGTGTCTATTGGCTATCGTGGTTATAGAGTTAATCCAGCCATTAGAGAATTATATGGGTTTATTCGTTAAATCATCAAAATATCCACTGATTATGTTTTCAACAATCTCTGGATGACCATAAATATACTCTCTAGATGTAAAAAACACATCTTTTAATATATCAATTATCAACTTTTCGTGAACTTTATTATCTATTTCTATTAAATATGAAAAATAACAACTTGGATTAGCTGTCTGATATGCTTTAATTCTTTGATCTGGATTCTTGGTTATTCCTACTTTACATCTATTTTTTACATCTGGATTATTCATAATATAAAAATATAACATATCTTCTCCTTTCATTCTTAATATTTTATTTATATGATAATAGAATATATGTTTATTTATGTGTCAATAAAAATAAAATTTGTTTTGACAATATGTTTTTGATAATAGAATATATGTTTATTTATGTTTTTCTAAAAATAATTGTTTATTTATGTTTTCTAAAAATAAAATGTTTATTTATGTTTTTCTGAAAATAAAATGTTTATTTATGTTTTTCTGAAAATAAAATGTTTATTTATGTTTTTCTAAAAATAAT